ACACTTAGTGCAGAACTTCATTGTGCTCTTATACTTCCATAGCCTAAATGTTTCCATTTTTTATGCGTTAAAAACGGAACCTTGGCCGCAAAGTTGTCTTGCCCTAGTATCACAGGATGTCCGGTTCTAAGCTTATGCAGTTTCTGGATGGTTCCGGAAACGATAAGGATTCAGATAAGGATAGGTTCGGTAGGAAGGCCGAGGGGGAAAAGGCAACCCACACCTCTATGTCTGGAGGTAGCTGGGAAATCACAGACAGCGAGATTGACCGGTTCAATCTCCTGTACTGCGACCACATCAGGAATCATGGTCCTCTTCACATGACGGAGAAGAGTACTCGTGTTGGTGCAGTACGAATCGACCTCGACTTCAAGTATGCCGGAAAGCACTTGGAACATCACCATACTCAGCAACAGGTTATCAACTTTGTCAAGTCTGTTGTTGACGAGTACAAGAAGTACCTTGTGATTCCCGAGAATGTTGAAATCTTCGTGAGTGAGAAAGACGAGCCGACTTACTACGCAGCCACAGAGAAGAAGACCGACTATTCTAAGTCTGGTCTTCACTTGGTAATGCCTAGTTTGAAGACGACTCGCTATGTTGAAGAGGCAGTTCGCCGCAACCTACTGAAGCGTATGGATGAGTTCTTCCCTGGACTTCCTCTCTGCGACAAGTGGGAGAAGGTGTATGACCCCGACCCTCTAACTCACACGAAGCCTTGGACGATTCTCGGTTCGAAGAAGAAGGAGGGAACCCCGTACCAAATCAAGTACATTCTTGACTGGGACCCCGAGTCCAATGAGATGTCGGTTGACGACAACGTCCCGCAGCTTGTCACTCCTGACCTACTGAAGAAGATGACGGTTCGCTCTGCAGACTATGATGAGACCGATATGACTCAGGAAGCTAAGGACCTCTTCACAAAGCAAGTTGAGAATGAGAAGATTCGTGCTTCAATCGGGGGACAGCAGCGTGGTCGTCCTACGACTCGTGATGAGGCGGGAAGGGCTTCTCGTGCCTCTACGCCAGAGCGCAATTCCTATCGCCAGCCTCTGAGCGATGAGAAGGAGCGGTACTTTCGCCGCCACGTGATGAACTTGGCAGAGTTCAGGTATACTTCTTACGATGACTGGGTCAAGGTTGGTATCTGCTTGAAGAACATTCACCCCGATTCTCTGGAGTCCGTGTTTCACGATTTCAGCTCGCAGTACAAGGACTACAATCCTCGTGAGGCGCAAACTAAGTGGAACAGCTTCAGCTTCCGCACAGACGGACCTGTTCTCTCCGAGAAGAGTCTTCGTGCTTGGTCTCGTATGGATAATCCAGTGGAATATGAGAAGATTGAGGACGATAACCTCGATGAGCTCATCGTTGAGGCGGCCGGCTCTGCAACAGAGCATGACGTGGCTAAGGTGGTTCATGCCGTATTCCGTGACGAGTTCAAGTGCTCTGACTACGGCCAGAACGAGTGGTACCAGTTCGTAGGACATGTATGGAGGTGCACTAAGAAGGGCGTTGGACTTATCAAGCAGCTGTCGAATGATGTTCGCCACCGCTTTCTGCGAAAGGAGAATGAGATCAGTCGGACTATGGAGCAACTCACATGCTCGTGTGCTAGCAAGAAAGATCCTAACCCCGAGTGCCAGTCGTGCCGCATGGAAGCCCAGAAGAAGAAGTACGCCGCAGTTCAGATCAAGCTCAAGACGACTGCTTTCAAGAAGAACGTAATGGAGGAGTGCAAGTTGCTCTTTCTCGATGAGGATCTCGCAGTCAGGCTTGATGCCAACAAGAACCTGATTGCATTCAGCAATGGTGTTCTTGACACATTGACGATGGAGTTCCGTGATGGCAAGGCAGATGACTACATCAGCTTCAGCACTGGAATTGACTACTTCCCCGACCGCAAGTACACCGAGTATTCTTGCTGGAATGACCTATGGAAGTTTCTCAGCAGTATTCTGCCAGATGAGGAGGTTCGGTCATACTTCCTCGCTCACTTGGCAACCTGCATGGTTGGAGGCAATCCGGCACAGAAGTTTCACATCCTAACTGGGTCTGGTTCTAACGGAAAGTCGATGTTGATGATTCTCATGGCTACTTGCCTTGGAACTTACGCATGTAAGGCTCCGATCACGCTGATTACTCAGGATCGTGGCAAGGCTGGTGTTGCCTCTCCAGAGCTTGTGCGTATGAAGGGAAAGCGATTCGTCACAATGCAGGAGCCGGAGCAGGGAGCCAACATCAAGACGGGTCTCATGAAGGAGCTGTCTTCTTGCGAGAAGATTACCGCTCGCGACCTCTTTGCTGGGTCGAAGGAGATGATCGATATCGATGTTCAGGCGCACTTCCACCTATCTTGTAACGACAAGCCCAAGGTTGATGCTCAGGATGGAGGCACGTGGCGTCGTCTCTGTGTTGTCAACTACCCGAACAAGTTCGTCTCAAGCCCTTCTAAGCCAAATGAACTCCCAGAGGACAAGTCGATTCAGATCAAGGTGGAGTCTGTAGAGTGGGGTGAGTGTATGATGAACTACTTGGTTTCTATCTTCCGCGATGGAAGCGGCTTTCGCAAGCTGACTCCGCCGGTTAAGGTATTGGAGTACACGAATGAGTACAAGGACGAGACGGACGTGATCGGCCGATTCGTTCGTGAGTACATTCACCCTGTTGAGAATGGTGAACCTGTTACTACGAAGACTATTAATGTTACGTTTCAGGAGTGGAAGCGTGAGAATCAGATCATGCAAGGGTCAACTGCAGAGCTCAAGAAGCGTATCGAGGCTACATATGAACCTTATCCTAGCGGCGGCTGGACTTCTTTCCGGTGCGGCTCAGCTTAGAGCGCTTGCCACCGCGACGGGTCTTGCGACGACGAGCACCAACGGGTGCAGGTGTGGTAGGGGGCATAGAATCAACTACAGGGGGTGACGCAGAAAACCAAGTGCTAGGATCGTTCCAGGCCATTTATAATTCAATCTCTATTTTTTACTTTACTCGGGGCGCTTGGCACCGATGCGGCTCAGCACATACTGGCGGAGCAGGCCGATCGTGAACACGACCAGCACGAACGAGACGACGAGGTTCACGAAGGCAACGAGAAAGTCACCGATCTTGAGCGTGATGCCGCCGACAGTCACGGAGAAGGAGCCAACACCCTTGCCGGCGGACGCGGCGGGCGCCAGGAGCGGGGTGATGATGTCCGCAGAGAGCGCCTCAAAAAACTTTCCAACAACACCACCGAGGTAGAACGCCGACGTCAGAATGATGATATCGCGAGTGTCAAGCATTTTTATTATGAATGGTATACTTTATTTCATCAATACAATGGATACTAGGTTCTGGGGACCAAGTGGGTGGCAGCTATTCCATCTAGTTGCGTTCAAGTCACGTCATCCTGACGATGTACTGAACCAGATGAAAGATGTTCTGCCTTGCAAGTTCTGCAGGGCTTCTACAACAGAGTTTGTCAAGAAACACCCCCTCCGTGGCGATCCTGGCAAGTGGCTCTACGACATTCACAACATGGTCAATCATAAACTCAGAAGTCAGTGTAGAGACGATCCTGCTGTTGTCAATCCCGGTCCTGACCCCGAGTTCGAGGAAGTTAAGCAAAAGTATCTTGCTTTGAAACCCAATGCGGTACCTGGCGGCGACTTTCTAGGGGCTATTGCTGCGAACTATCCTGATAACCCCGAACCCGAACAGATGGCAACTCAGCGAACCTTCCTTCATGCTCTTCGTCATGAGTATCCGTTTCACGACCTACAGCGAGTCTATGCTGATTACATTACTGAACATGAACCAGAGCTGAGTTCTCGCAAAGCCTACATGAGGTGGATGTATGGATTGTTGAGTGTGTTATCGAAAAAAACTGGGTCACCTATCCCAAGCTTTAAGGGGTATGCAGCACATGTTGCGTATTACAGGAGCGGATGCTCCAAGAAGACGTACCATGGAAAAACGTGCCGCAAAACTGCTGGTGGTCGCACGAAAGACCGTGATCGTAGAAAGACCTTTAGAATTACTCACTCTAGATTACTTTGATTTTTTAGGTTGTGATCGAGCCATCAAACGAGCGGAATGAGCGAGGACATTCCGAGTGTGGCGAGCAGAATAGACATCCGCCTTCTTCTCCTTTGCTGTCTTTTTTGACTCGCGACGAGTCTTTGGCGGATCCATGAGAGCTACTTGCTAGCCTTGATAGATTCCGTTTTTAGTGGCGGCGGCCTCCACGGCGCGTCTTGCGGCTGCGGCGGCGGCCACCGACCGGGGCGGCATCGGACGGGTGGAACGGGCTAGAGCTGTTGGGGCCGGCAGACGAGATGTCCGCGTTGCCGCCAAAGTCCGTGTGCGGCGCAACATCCGCGCCACCCTTGTAGGTCTTCTTCGCCATCTTCAGCACCTGTCCGAACTTCATGCCCTTGTGGGACTTCATCGTCTTCTTCACGTGAGCGAGCCACTTATTTGCCATTTTGTTTACTCAACAAGAAGTTTTACTGTAGCCCAGCTGGCTTTTCTACGAATCCCTTTCGTCCTGTGTCAAAGAGAATCCACTGACAGCCATACGCGGCGATTGTCTCTGGATTGACACCCGACTTCTTAAAGGATGTATCCGGGGCGACCATGCTGATGGCATTGCGATTGAAAGCCACGAGCTCCTTCTGGTCGCGAGAGTGAATCGCCTGTTGGTAGGTTAGGCGACGAAGCTTTGACTCAGACCAAGACAGGTTGACAAGTTCATCAAGCTCCGAACCCTGCGTACTTCCAGACACAATGATGAGTTTACCAGCAAGTGAATCTAAAGGAGCAGAATGAACGTCTCTCGTTCCAATGAGGTGCTTCCGAACGGTTGTCTTCAGGTGATATGCGATCCTATTCAACGTTGTGCCTTTCGTTGTATGGGGTACGATGGAAAGAATCATGGGGTCTGGGCTAGGAAATGCATCGTTCAGCTGGACGCATACCGACTCAAAAGTCCAGTTATCATAGGTGTAATCATATCCTTCATTAAGGGGTTTCTTCGCGACGATGGGTTGGTCTGATTCATCCGAATACACATGGACCTCAAGTAAACGAACACCCCTTGCAATCGCAGCAGCGGGCTCCTCAAAGACAGAACCGGTCACATAGTAATCACAAAGCCTCTTGCGAGGTCCAGTCAGTTTTGGCTCGTCTACGAATTCGATCCAAATGACATATCCAAGAATCGCAAGAAGTATGGCTACAAGGAGTGCCTTCATTGTTTCTTGTCTGACTTTTCTTTTGGAACTCTAAACAACATTTTGCGATAGGAATTGACAACATCATCGGGAATACGCTCATACATCGGAATACCCATCAGCGATGCGTAATGGAAATACAGGCAATACATTCCGCACTCCGAATCCTTGAACTGATGCCTCGTCGTATTGAACGTCATCTTCATACCCTGCGGGTGAATACCGGTCTTGTCCCACTGCTCCTTCCACCTACGCATCAGAACCTTGATCTCAGGCTCCGGAGACTGAGCGTACGAATCAAAGTAGGTAACGTGAGCAAATTCAAGCTCGGGGCGAATGTCGCAGAACAGGGCAATCCAGTGCTCACCGGGTCCATCGTGAGGATCGGTGTTGAAGACAATTCCAATTCGATGGTGTCCTGCCTTGTACATCTCAGGAAGCTTCATGGAGCAAAGGGCGCTCACAAGACACTGATTTGTCTCATCCGACTTTAAGTCAAAGTCAATGGGAACACATCCAACAAACATATAATCAGGAAACAACTCCTCATAGTTCTTCTCAACATGGTCAATATCATCTGAGGAGAGCCACTCATATCGGTTAACAGCCCACTGCTTAGGAGCTTTGGGTCTTTGCAGAAGAGCAGACACGATACACTCGGTCTCTCCTGTAGAACACTTCTCGTTAAGGCGGCTTTTCAATTCTTCCCATTGTTTCGTCGGTTCTTTTGCGGTGATCGGGTTCTTGCCACCCTTGTTGTAGGCTTTTACAAGGCCTTTCATTTCATCTTCGTCAAACCAAGACATCTCCTTGTTAGAAAATGGATACTTTTAAACCAAGAAGAAACAAATACAAAATGGAGGAACTTAAGAAGACTCTCTCGCGTTACGCGGATGTTAGCAAGCGTTTGAATGAGGTCAATGCCAATGCCACGAAGCTTCGTGACGAGAGGCGCACAGTTGAACTCGATCTTACAGCACTCTATGCAAGTGAGAAGGACCTACCGACCAACATTGAGCTCAAGACATCTGGTTTGGTGTTTAGTGTTAAACAACCAAATCAGTGGAAGAAGGGCTGGACGCTCTCCAAGAAGGAACTCAAGTCGTATCTTGAGGACCTGCTTCCAAAGGAGCCAGCAGAAGAGTTGATGAATGAGATTATTAGGCGCCAAGAGGCGAAGATGGTGGAAACTGATTACGGTTTTGAGCTCAAGGTTGCTAAGCGAGACTGATCCTGCTTGAGAGTCTCTTCAATCTCGCGAAGGGTTCGCTGAATTTCTGCTAATTGTTG